AGATTGGGCACTTCAGCATTTCTCCAAAAGGATAGCTCTTCGTATTCCCAGAACCGGGACCACCATTTCCATTCTGCCGACGCATATCCCGAATCGCATGAACTCTTCGCTGTGTTTTTCTGGTAACGATCGGGGTATGATGGCCCTTAATATAATAGGAAGGAACTGCTCCGTCGTTTTTGACCTCCCTATGGCTGATATGATCCACCGTATATTGTTTTTGCAAGAGAAGATCCCCGACATACTTCTCATTATCAAACAAATCATAGATGGTAGTATCGTACCAGCGTGTTGAACCACCTGGCGAAAGAATATGGTTGCTTTCCAAATACCGGATAATTTCCGTCACGCCCATACCGTGTTCATACAGGTCGAAGATTTTCTGGATAACCGCAGCTTCTTCTGGCACGACAAGGTAGGTTTCCTCGTCATTCGCTGTGTACCCATACACCGATGCCCATCTCGGTTTCTTTTCTTTAAATCGGCTGCGGATACCCCATTTCAGGTTCTCAGAAAGGCTGCGGCTCTCTTCCTGGGCAAAAGCCGCAAGAATGGTCAGCAGCATTTCCGAGTAGGCGGAGCGCGTATCAATATGTTCCTTCTCAAAAAGCACCTGCACACCCATGCTTTGCAGCTTCCGGACTGTCTGTAAACAGTCCAGCGTATTTCTGGCAAAACGGCTGATGGATTTTGTGAGGATCAGATCGATTTTTCCTTCTTCACAGTCTTGGATCATGCGCAGAAATGCCTTTCTATGGCGGGTGTTGGTACCGGTGATGCCTTCGTCTGCATAAATTCCTGCGAACTCCCAATCCTGATTTCTCTGGATCATATCGGTATAAACACGGCATTGGGTGTCAAAGCTTATCTGTTGTTCATCCTTATCCGTACTAACGCGACAATAGGCTGCAACCCTTAGTTTAGGCGCGTCATTTGTCTGCCGCTGAGCGTCTGCTATTCTTACATCTGCCATTTATACTGCCTCCATTCCATATTCCTGCGCTGCCAGTTTTTTTGCCCGATCCAGCAGATCCAGGTCATCTTCGGTGTATCTTGTCCTTTTGGTATATAAAAGCCGCCGTTCGACCAGCTCCTGTACAACATCGAAAATAGCTCGGCTGACCAGTGGCTCATGATGGTTTTCAATATAATACTGGTCAACATCTCCATTGTTCTTCATGCATCGGCTTTTTCCGTTTATTTCCGTTGTAAAGCATTTGTTGGTCAAAACGCTCCCTATATAGCTTACATTCGTAAGCATATACACGACCGGCGTCTGTTTCCACACCTTTCCGGTTTCCTCGATATCCTCCAGCTCCTGCAAAGCATTCCGTATAGTACTGTAGTCATTTCCCTGACACGCTAACATGAATGCCAGCCGAACACGATTGGCTTCTTCCTCCACTACATACCAACGATAATCCTTGCGTTTACGTTTGTATCCGTAGCTTGCCTGATAAGTCGGACGCCCCATTTTGTTGCGGTGGGAATCTGCAACCCGTTTGTTCTGTCCAAGACTCACACTTTCCTCCTGTGCGATTGTTGCCAAAATGGAAAGCATCAGTTCACTGTACATTCCACTGGTCTCAAACCCTTCCTTTTCAAACCGAACCACAACACCCAACTCGGTCAGTTCGCGGATGGTCGACACGCAGTCGAGCATATTCCGTGCAAAGCGTGAGATGGATTTTGTCAGGATCAGGTCTATTTTACCGGCTTTGCAGTCTGCCAGCATCCGCTGAAATTCATCTCTCCCTTTGATGTAACGACCACTTTTCCCGTGGTCTCCGTAAACATCCACCAGTTCCATATCCGGATGTTCCGTGACATATTCTTTGAAATGGCTGAGTTGTGTCTCATATGAACCATCCTGTGTGTCCATATTGGTAGAAACGCGGCAATAGACTGCCACCCTTGTTTTGTCCTGCATATTGCTTTCCTCCAAAAATATCTTGACTTTTCCTGCTTTAGGATATTAACTATATTGTATTGTGAGATTCCCGTTTCTCCCTTTCAGGACTTCATCCCCGCAGTCACATATTCGCTCTAAAATCGCATAATAGCAAGGAATATAAGGCAGTTTCAGGGCTCGACTTTCGGAGAAAATCAAGCCCTGAAATTGTGTATTCTTGTTTGGTTTATGCCATACTTGTGCGCTTTGCTGCTGCTTTGTCCAGATAATTCTGGTAGAGGGAAACCATGACTTGTGGGCAGTCCTTATCTTTTTGTACGCCGGTATAAACCGTAGATTTTAGCCCGCACTTCCAGTATACGGTCAAAGTCCGGTCATCTATGATCTTTCCATTCTTTCTCTTCAGTACCCGCATGACCGCCGGCATACAGGTATGTCTGCCAAGCTCCAAACGGTCAACCAGTTCGTCCAGCCAATAGTATTCTACTGTATCAAAGCACGGCATTTCCTTTTTATACGTTAGCATTCGCTGGGCTTCTTCGGCTATTTTCCGGTTTTGGATTTCGCATTGCTGCAAGATCAGGGCTTCATCGATGGAGTTGTATGCCTCCAAAAGAGATGCTGTGAGAAACTTGGATTTTAAGATAAACCCGCCACAGGAGCCTTCACTGCCTTCGCAGAACAATGCGGATTCACAAGCCTGTATAGGAGACCGCTTTTGCAGTAAGACATTTCCACAGTAAGGGCACACCGGAAACTCTGCAAATGGGTATTGCCGATTGACTTGTTTCTTTCCCCATGGCTTCATTGCTCGTACCTTCTGCACCTGGTCGTAAACCTGTCTGCTGACGATCGGTGTATGATGATTTTGAATGTAATACGCCGGAACCGTTCCATCATTCCGAACTTCTTTATGCTCGATGTGGTCAACGGTATACCGTTTCTGCAGCAGAATGTCACCCACATACTTTTCGTTCCGAATCAGTTTCTGGACGGCTGACGCCTCCCACTTGTTGTTCCCTGCTGGAGTAGGAACACCCCGTTTGGTCAGCTCATCTGCGATCCATTGCATGGACTGCCCTTTCCGATAAGAATCAAATACTTCACGGACAATGGCTGCTTCCTCCTCCACGATCTGATAGCTCCCATTCTCATTACTGGTGTAGCCATATATCGGAATCCACCGGTCTTGCCCAGCTTCATACCGTTTTCGGATTCCCCATTTCACGTTTTCTGAAAGGGAACGGCTCTCTTCCTGTGCAAATGCAGCCAGAATACTGAGCACCATATCCGAAAAGCTCTCTCCAGTTCTAATATTCTCTTTTTCAAAGACGATCTCCGTTTTGTAAGACTGCAGTTCTTGAATGTAGGTAAGGCAGTCTACTGTATTACGGCTAAAGCGGGAAATGGATTTTGTCAGAATCAGATCGATTTTTCCCGCACGGCTGTCCTCCAGCATCCGAAGAAATTCTGTCCTGTTTTTTGTGCTTGTGCCGCTTATCCCCTCATCCACATAGATGTCCACTAGCTCCCATGCAGGATTTTCAAGGATCTTCGTCCGATAGGCAAGCTCCTGTATGTCAAGACTTGTCATCTGCGCTTCCATTTTAGACGATACACGGCAATATGCCGCCACTCGTTTTCGGTTTAACGGCATCTCCGTAAGCCCCTTGCCTGGGATGTTTATATACGTTTTTTCAATTTTCATTGCATCACACTCCTATCTCAAATACTGTTCCATGACATCTTTGCCCCATTCTGCGGTCCCAATGCCCCACGCTTGCTTCAACAGGTCGATTTGCTGTTCTGTGTACAGTACCCGGACACTGTAGAACAATCGGGCACGCTGCATCTTTTGAACAATCTCCAGCACCTCCTTGCTGACGATCGGTGCATGGTGATTTCTCAGGACTTCGGTATATTCCTTTCCGTAGCCTTTTGTATAACGGATGGTTCCATCCGGCAATACCGTTTTCCTGCATTTTTGCCTAATGTGATCACCACTGTACATATTCTGCTTGAACAGATTACAGAGGCTGTCTGTACTCCACTTTTTCCCTGTGGGTCTTTCTTGTTCCATCTGCCAGACTTTCTGCAGCATCGCTTCATAGTTGCAGCCGCAGCAGGCCATCTGAAACATCACTACAATTTTCTCTGCTTGGGTCGGCTTGATTTCCCAGCGGTTTGTTTGTGATTTATAATAACCATACAAAGCCTCCCCCGTGATCCAGCTTCGCTCTCTTGGATCAGATACTTGCTTTGGCTGCGGTTTGATATCTTCCGAGAAGCTT